GGGATTCTCCTGTTAATGCGCTTCGGAAGATTCTGTGGGAGCAGATTCAGGCTAGCGTGTATAGAACCCAGATTTGGACGAATAATCCAAGGTTGAATGCTTATATTAGCCGTCCTGCTGGCGCTACATGGACGAATGAGCAGAAGGAGCGGTTCGCCGCATCGTTTAAGGGCGCCTACACGGGGAGGGGTGCTGAAGCTGGCGGTGTCCCTGTCCTTGAAGATGGGATGAAGCTGGAGAAGATGGGGTTCTCCAGTCATGAGGAAGAGTTCGTGGAGGCTTCAAAGCTGGCGTTACAGACTGTTGCGGCCGTCTACCATGTCAACCCCACGATGCTAGGTCAGAACGACGGTGCTAATTACTCTAATGTTCGCGAGTTTCGGCGGATGCTGTATGGGGATACGTTGGCGCCGATTCTGAAACAGATTGAGTCGAAACTCAATCAGGTTGTTGTTCCTCTCGTTGCCCCTGGCGGCGATGTGTATGTGGAGTTCAATCTTCAGGAGAAGTTGCGCGGTTCGTTTGAGGAGCAGGCGCGTGTTCTCCAGTCTGCTGTCGGTCGCCCGTTTATGACGGTTAACGAGGCTCGGTCTTTGCAGAACCTTCCGAATATCGATAACGGCGATGAACTATACATCCCATTGAACATGGGTACAGCTGATGATTTCGCACCTACAGATGAAGGAGTGAGTGATGCGGTCTAAATGCTGGCAAGCAAAGATTAAGCAGGCCGGTGTTGATGACCGGCTCGACGAAGGGGAGATTCTGGCGTACGCCTCTATCTTCGGCAATGTTGACTCGTATGGCGATGTTGTGGTGAAGGGTGCGTTTGAGCGCACTCTGGAGCAGTGGAAATCGTCGGGAGACTATATTCCCCTTCTGTGGGGGCATGATATGGATGACCCCATGTCTAACATCGGCTGGGTTACCGAGGCGAAGGAAGATGAGCGCGGACTTCTTGTTCGTGCTCGTTTTGATTTAGAGGATAATCCGAAAGCTCGCCAGGTGTACAAGCTGTGTAAGGGGCGCCGAGTCCGCGACCTGTCATTCGCGTTTAATGTTGTGGATTATGACCGCGACGGTGATGTGACCCAGCTTAAGGATCTGGAGCTGTACGAGGTGTCTATTGTCACGGTGGGGGCTAATCCGGAGACAGAGATTATTGCTGTGAAGAATCGTGCGGTTGCCGCTGTTAAGGCCGCCGGTGATCTTTCTGAACAGCGTCTACAAGACTTGCGCGAAGAGCTCATGGAGGCCGTCGAGGCTATCGATGGGTATCTTGCGCCGCCCGAGGTGCCGGGCGATACCCCGGACGGGGATGTACCAGACGACGAGAAGAGTGCCAATGTGGAGCGTCCGCCGCTAGAGGAAGATGATCCTGCTAGTAAGGCCAGCGCAAACACCCTCGTGCCTTCCGTTGGTCTCTATGCGGCATTGAGAATCGCCGCACTGAAGAACTGAAAGGAGTATCCGCATGGATATTAAAGAGATGTTCGAGGCCAAGCTAAAGGAGGCCTCCGAGCTGGAAGAAAAGGGCTTGAACTCTACCGAGGAGATCGAGGCCTTTAATACTGTTTGTGCTGAGGCTGAGGGCCTCAAGAAGGATATGGAGAAGCGCGCCAGCGGGCAGGCTCTCCTGAAGGGACTAACTGTGCCTATGGAAAAGGAAGCTGCTGTTCAGGCTAAGAGCCTTGGCGAGTTCGCCGTGGATGCGGTGAAGGACCAGCTGGCAGAACTGAAGGATGGGCGCGTTCTGTACGCTCCCGAGTTTAAGGCCAATGAGATTTTGACGAGTGCCGAGTTGCAGCCGTTCGCTACACAGTATGATTCTCAGCTGGTTATCGGCAAGCGCGAACGCCCGGTTGTGGCTGATCTTCTGTCCGCCTCCACTATCGCTGGTGCTGCTATCAGCTACCTGGTAGAGGGTGCTAAGACCGGCGACTTCGGTTGGGTCGCTGAGGGTGCTGCTAAACCTCAGCTGGGTTTTGCTACCCCTAAGCCGGTTACCGAATCACTGGCCAAGCTGGCTGGCTGGATTAAGGTGTCTGAAGAGTTCCGCACCGATTACCCCGGCCTTATGGATGAGATTAATAACCGTCTGGTCTACGAGCTGATGGTTGCCGAAGAGAAAGATCTTCTCGCTGGTACCGGCGCTGCTGGCGGTATTAAGGGACTTCTGAACCGTGAGGGTGTGCAGACTCTCACCGCGACTAAGAAGGCCGAGAACGCTGATGTGGTCTACAAGGCTACTACCGCTATTTCTACTGCTACCGATCTTGTAGCTGACGGTATTGTGCTGAACCCTGCTGACTATGAGGCGTTCCGCTTGTCCAAGGACGCTAATAATCAGTACTACGGTGGTGGTTTCTTTACCGGTGCCTACGGTATTGACGGTGTTGTGTCTCAGCCTAACCTGTGGGGTCTTAAGACCATCATTACCCCGGCTATCGCTAAGGGTACTGCTCTGGTCGGTTCCTTCCGTATGGGCGGCACTGTGTACCGTAAGGGCGGCGTGTCCGTGGCGTTCGACACTGCCGGGGATGACTTCCTTCACAATATGATGACTGTTCGGGCTGAAGAACGTATTGCCCTTGCTGTCCGTGTCCCGCAGGCGTTCGCTAAGGTCACTCTTTCGGATGCGGCTGGTGCCTAATGATGAGAGAGTACACGGTGTGGATCGCTGGTTTACCCCATACGATGCAGTATGAGGAAGAGACAGCTAAGGCACTCGGGTTAGAGCTTGCTTCAGCTAAGGCGGCTCAGAAGCCACAGAACCGCGCCCGTACAGCACGTAATAAGGCGGTAAAGGGCAGTGGAGCCTAAAAACATTTCGCCGCGTCTCGCTAACGGTGGTGATGCCGCTGATGCGTGTATCGCTGCTGCACGCTCGTTCGTGGAACAGTATTGTGGATGGCATATCGCGCCGGTGCGTGAGGATACGGTTCTTCTTGACGGTAACGGCCTGAAGATTCTTCAGCTTCCTTCACTGCATGTTCTCAGTGTTGCCACTGTTGAGGTTGACGGAGATCTTCTTCCTGAAAACCAGTACACCTGGTCTGCGAAGGGGCTCCTTCGTCTCCGACATGGCGTGTGGCCGCGTGAGTTTCGCAGTGTAGAAGTACGGTTCACGCACGGTTTCGAGGACTGCCCCGCCATTGATTCTGTCGTGGCGACTCTGGCAGAGCGTGCTCTTATGACGCCTGCTGGTATTTCGTCTATGACGGTGGGCGGACGGTCGGAAAGCTATGGGCGTGGTGCTGGTGCCGGTATCGCGGCCACAGGGCAGGAATACTCTATTCTTGGCCCTTACCGGCTCCCACTGGAGGCCTAATGTTTTACGCAACTCACATTGAGATCATTAGGCCGGCTAAGAAAGACGCAGGCCGCTACGGATACGGCACTGGGACTGATGAATACTCCTACGATCCTGCTGAGGGTGCAGAAGTTATCCCGGTGCCGCATCCGGTGGAGCTGCAACCGACAACGAGTGTTGAGGCGGAGTCTAACGGTGCACGCGTGCTGAGCACTAGCGGGTATACGTTGTTCACTCAGCCTGGCGTGGATATTGATCTTCGCCCCCGCGACCGTGTGCGCGCTAACGGTCTGCTCTTGGATGTCGATGGCGAGGTTAGGCGTTGGCCTGGCCTTAATGGCGTGGACCACGTCGAGTGCCACCTGGAGGTGCACAGTGGGTAGACACGCTGTTATTGATGGTGACGAGCTGTTCCAGGAGGTTATGCAGCTCGACCAGGTACGCCGAGGTGTTGATCTTCAGGCGGCGAAGGTGGAGGAGAAGGCCATCCGCTATACCGCTGCCGCTGGAGGCACTGCCCACTTTTCGTCTGAGTCTTATACGCTTCCTAATGGCCGCTACGGGGTACGCATTACCTCTGATAGTGCGGAGGAAGAGTATGGGGCGGAGGACGCTAAGCGTATCCGTGCTCTGCGCCGGGCGGTGAGGGAGGTTAAGCGATGAAACACTACGATATGCTGGCTAGTCTCATCCAGTATTTGATCGAGAAACTACCGGGTGTGTGGATCGGTAATGGACTTCCTCCGGATGCTGATCTCGCTAAGCATCAGCCGTGCGTAGTGGTGGACGATCTGCCTTCCGCCCCGATGCGGGCGTGGCAGGGCGATGTGCTCTCTGCTGAGTTCAACGCCGATATTGAGGTTGTTGGGTTCAATAGGGCTTCCGCTTATGATCTCGCTGTTGAGGTGCAGAAGGTGCTGGATGCTGCTGTTGATGACCCGTCAGCACCGTTCATGTCTGCTAATTGTGGTTTCTTCTCTACTCGCCCGGATAAGAATCCTCGTGTGCGTTGCGTTGGGGCTGAGGCGAGCGTTATGTTCCGCTGATCCGCTTCTTTCGTAACTTTGTTCGAACAATCATTGCCGCCACTAGTTGGCGGTTTTTTCATGAAAGGAAATAGCCCAATGGCTGAAACTCCCTATCATCGCGTAGGCCTCAGTGCCGACGCTATCCGTATGGGTATCACTGGTGGTATCCGTATTCAGAACGATATGTCTAAGCCGATCGTTGATGGTTTCGCCGCCTACGATGACGCTATCCAGAAGCCCCTCGGCTACATCACCAAGGACGGTGTAGAGGTCGGTCGCGAGGAAGATAAGGCTGAGATTGAGGCATGGCAGGAACTTAACCCTGTCCGTGTCGAGATCACCAAGAGCCAGGTTACCGTGAAGGCTACCCTGCTCCAGTCTGACCTTCAGACCAACTCACTGTTCTACGGTGTCGACCCGTCGGCAATGACGACTAACGCCGATGGCTCTGTAACTATTACTGAGCAGGGGCACCCTGAGCTGAAGAACTGTGTTCTGTATCTCGATGTGGTCGACAAGGACAAGGCCCGCCGTATTGTGCTGGCTAATGCCCGTATCACTGAGCGTGGCTCTATGAAGTACACAACCGAGGATGCTGTGGTGTATGAGGTTACCTGGACTGCGTTCCCGGGTAAGGACGGCTGGTCGGTCAAGACGACCTTCAAGGAAGGTTGGAAGGCAGAAACTACAGCTACTCCTGGCGCTATCAGCTAGCACACATGATCGTGGATGGGGTGGGAGACTGGCAGGCTCTCTCACCCTTTCCACACCTTATCTTTGAGTCCTGCCACACCACCATTTCTGTACCTCTCACATAGGAGAAAGCACTATGCCTGCTATCAATCTTGATGCTCTTCTTGCCCAGAAGAAGGAAGCTAACGGCGGTGTCGCGCCCGATCGTGTGGCCTTCACTTTCGAGGGTGAAACGTTTACTTTTCTCGACCCCTCTCTTGCCGACGATAAGACCTTGAAGGCCTTTGAAAACATTGGCAGTAACCCTGTTGACATTGCGAAAACCTATATGGGGGCTGACGAGTACAAGCGGTTCTGCGACGCGGGCGGCCGTGCCGCCTATTTCCTCCTAGTATTCAACGAGTTCGCACAGCGTACTACTGAAATGTTTGAGGGAAAAGACTAAATATCGTCGGCCTAGTGGGGGGGTTCGGCGGTGCTGAGGCCTGCGAGGCTACCCTCATGCAGGTGTACGGGGTGGATTACATGCGGGAGTTCTGGCTAGGGAATACTACCCTACGGAAGCTCCGCGTGCTGCTCCAGAATGTGCCTGCCGGTACCCCCTCCACGAAGGTTGATGGTCATCTTTGGGACGATAAGGACAATGTTCTCTTTCGTATTCTTGGCCTTCTGCATGTTATCGCCGGCGAGTTTCCTGGCGTGAAGGAGAAGGACCTACGGAAGGCGATTGAGGCGCTCCCATCGTATCCCTGGTCTGAAGAGTCCCGCAATGTTACCCATTATGGGGATTTGGGTGGGGCTTCTGTTGAAAATGTTCTTACCTATGTCGAGTCTCTCGGAGGATAACATATGCAAAATGGCATTTATGTGCCGGTTCTAGCCTCAGCCAGGGGACTCGTTACACAGGTTAAGCGGGAGGCGGAGAAGGCCGGCCAGGCGGGCGGTAAGGCCATGGCAGCAAAGTTTGGCGCTGCTGGTCGTGCCGCTGGTGAAGCTGCCGCAGCTGGCATCTCCGCTTCCTCACGGAAGATTGAGCGTGCGGCTAAGGCTGCTGCCGGTGCGCGCGATCGGCAGGCTAAGGCGGCGGGTAATGTTCGTCTTGCTGAAGCTAAGTTGAAGAAGGTTCTGGATGATTCTTCTTCGTCTACTGTGCAGCGCGTGCGGGCTGAGGAACGTCTAGCTGTTGCGAAGAGGCGGGCTGCTGATACTTCTGAGGATCTTAAGCGGCGTGAGGCCGATCTCGCTTCTGTGCGTGCTGGTGGGGAGCGTACCGCTAACGCTGTTATCGTTGCTGACGCTCGTGTTGCTAATGCAAGGTCGGCTGCTGCTAACGCCGCCGGGCAGGTGCGTGTTGCTGAGACGCAGTTAGCGGAGGCTAAGCGTGCGTCTATGCGTGCTTCTAATCAGGTTACGCGTGTTGAAGGGCTGTTGAAGGCTGCCCGCGCTGACGGCAAAACAGGTATTGTAGCCAAACTTGAGCGGGATCTTACGTCGGCGCGCAACCAGTCGGCCAAGGCTACTGAACGGTCTGTTAAGGCCGCTAATGATCTCGCTATTGCCCGCGCAAGGGTAAAGACTGCTGATATTAACGCTGAGGTTGCGGAGGGGGTACATGGGGCTGCTCTAGCCGCATCGGGGGCTGCCGCAGGGAAGGCCGCACAGAAGAATGCTGTATTCGGTAAGAGTCTTAAGGGGGTTGCGGCGTCTGCTGCTCTGACCGCTCGTTCAATGGCTGGCGGTCTCGGCTTCGCCGGTGTCGGCATGGCGCTTAAAGGTGTCGTGCAGGCCGGCATGGAGTTTGAGACGAATCTCAATACTATGCAGGCGGTATCGGGGGCTACTGCGTCACAGATGCGGAACGTGAAACAGGCCGCCCGTGAACTCGGTACCGATTCATCGTTTGTTTCCACCTCCGCTGCCGATGCTGCTCTAGCCATGACTGAGTTAGCTAAAGCTGGCATGAATGCTGATCAGTCGATGGCTGCCGCCCGTGGCACGTTGCAGTTGGCGGAGGCCGCCCAGATTTCCGGTGCTGAGGCCGCAACCATTCAGGCTAACGCTCTTAACGCGTTCGGTTTGGAAGCGTCACAGGCGGGCTATGTTTCCGATGTCCTGGCGAATGCCGCTAATAAGTCGTCGGCGGAGATGAAGGACATTGCCGACGGGATGCAGCAGACCGCCGCTGTTGCGAGAAGCTACGGGGTTAGTATCGATGATACGGCTGCTGCTCTGGCGGTTCTCGCCAATAATGGTATTAAGGGCAGTGACGCCGGTACGCTCATGAAGCGTACGTTGCAGCAGTTGGCGAATCCTTCTGAGCAAGTGCAGGGTGCGCTGAAAGAGCTTGGTGTTGAGGCTTTCGACGCTCAGGGCAACTTTAAGGGCATGGCCTATGTGATGGGGGCTTTGCAGGACGCCTCTAAGAGTATGAGCCGTGAGGCTTATGTTACGGCCACTAATCTTGCGTTCGGTTCTGACGCTGCCCGTTTCGCTGGTATCGCCGCGAAGGAGGGCGCCGAGGGCTTCATTAAGATGCAGAAGGGCATCAATCAGGCTGGCGCTGCTGCCGATTTGGCGAAGTCGCGCGCTAAGGGGCTTCCTGGCGCATGGTCGCAGGTGAAGAACGCTGTAGAGGACTTTGGTCTTGTGGTCTACGATGCGGTGGATAAGCCGCTCACCTATGCTGCTAAGGCCGCTACATGGGTAGTTGAGAAGGTTACTGTGGGGCTCGCTTTCCTGCGTAACCCTGTAGATACGTTTAATAAGTCGTCTGCCGGGATGAAAGCTGCTCTGGTGGGGCTTGGCGCTGTTGCTACGGCGTCTATCCCTCTGCTGGTGAAACTTACTGCCAGTGCTGTCGCTTGGGGTCTCAAGACTTTCTGGTCTGGTATGAAGGCTGCTGCTGGTTGGGCTGCGTCTCAGGCGGCCGCGATAAAATCTGGTGCAGCGCAAGTCATCCAGTTTGGGCGTGTCGTGAAGATGGCGGCATGGGCTACCTTGGAAGTTATCAAGCGCATGACAGTGTGGGCTGTTCAGTCGCTTGCTCAAGGTGCACGTGTGGCCGCCGGCTGGGTGCTCGCTATGGGGCCTGTAGGCTGGGTTATCGCCACGTTAACTGCCGTCGGTGCGGCTATCGCCATCCTGTGGAATAAGTCGGATGCGTTCCGTAACTTCTTCATCAACATGTGGGACCATATCAAGATGGCTGCCGGCGGTGCTGCCGACTGGATCACCCAAAAGTGGGGCATGTTGGGTGACTGGTGGGACGGGTTCACTGCCCGTATCAGTGAGGGGTGGCGAGCTGCCGGGGACTTCTTCAAGAATGTTTATAATGTGTCGTTCGGCAAAGTTTTTGACAAGATGGGCAGCTCCATTGATGGCCTTAAGGGGCTGTTTAATAACTTCGGGTCTGCCGCACGCGCCGCTTTCTCCGGCCTAGCTGATCTAATTAAGGCACCGCTGCACGCTCTGGGTGGGTTCATGACGACACTACCAGGGAAGATTATGGGCGTGTCGATCCCGTTTATTAGCGGTCTGCATAATTGGGGCGCACAGTTGCAGGGGCTGCGTGCTGGTGGTGCTGTGCGGCAGCATGACGGTAAGCTACGCGGCCCCGGGGCTGGTACCAGTGACTCCATTGTTGGCGTTGATGAGTCCGGTATGCCGCTGGTGATGGTGTCTAACGGTGAGTCTGTAGTTAACGC